GCGTAACGGCGATTTATTGTGTTTACTGTTTCTTCCAAATCTGCTGGAGATGTGAATGTACAGAAAAGCTTGTTCAAATCTAGTATAGTTTGTTCCATAATAAATATTTATAGTTTCTCCAAACCATGATACGTTTTACCTTGTTTAACACTTACAGGATATCCTACCATATTTATTATTTCTTGGATTAATCCTTTATCTTCGTTACTATAGTCAAACAAAAACGCATCATAAGTATACAGTACTAATTTTGTTTTTTTATCTTCTAATAAACTAAACACCAATTCTAATAATTCAACATTAGTTGATGTTTCTTTACTTTGAACGATATAATTAAATAATTTTGATCGAGTCATATCAACGTCAGGCATAAATATTTTATTTTCAGTAACATATTTGCCTCCATATTGGTACTCATCCCACATACCATCTATAAACATATTTACATCTTTAAAGAATGGTTTATTCTGGTATTCAGCCCAAACACCACCATACAACTGTTTGAATGTTAATTCTTTAGCCTCTTGTTGTGTTACGCCTAACAATTGACCTAGCATTTCATATGTGTTTTTATCTTTAGGAAAATAAAATTCAACCATTTCACCAATTAATCGTGGGTGGTATCCCTGGAAATCTAATTCGATAAATTTATCGTTTTCAGGGCGATAACACATACGCTCGCTATTATCTTTATTTAATGCAGCAAAATTAATACTATTAAACGTGTTAGATGGGCGGGATGTGGTGGTATATAAATTGTATTGAGTGTATATTTTACTGCGATTTAAATTGAATTGAGGGTTTGTTAACTTCCCCTGGTAATAGTCAATGAAGCAGTTTTTATCGACCTTAATGCCGTTGGTTTCAATATTATAAAACACATTTGCCGTGCGAAAATTATTAAATTGAAACGTTGTGTCGCTTAATGTATATTGTTTAATAATAGGCAACGCCATGTTGAATATCGTCTCACACATTTCATAATGCTTACTAATCGGAATTAAACAGTTAACGTTAGGCAACGCATTGTGCTTGCTATAGTAGTAGCTAATGCACGCGTTGTCTAACGATTTGATGTCAACAGGTTCGAGGAAATTTACGTCGAATAATTTATCTGATAATGGGTATAACCAGTGTAATGCTTTTTTCTTATCTAATGTCCATAATTTACCTGTGTGGTTTAATAACCAATCAAGTAATTCTATTTTGTCTATACTAAGTGATTCGTTATGGTTTAAACACATAATGTATCCCTTCTTATCGTTTAGTGGTCTAATGTATATTAGACTTAAATCGGTAAGTGCAGGGTGAAAATTATCATTGGTAGGTATAAACCTAACAAAGCAATCCTCGAATGAATGTGGTAATTGAGATGATCTCTCTAAAATATAAAACATAACCTTTTTATTATCCTAAATATAAGACCAATTTTTTGGCTTTCAAACTTTAAACCTCAGAAGATGTTATTCCTAAAAATCTTTTTAAACCAGGCATTTTCTTTTCTGCTTCATTTAATTCCTCTGGGTTTGGTGATGGTTTTTCACCTTCAATTCTAGTTTCAGTAAAGAATGCTGTTACATAATTAGGTCTTCTCTGTGTTTGGCTATATTGTTGCTCATTTATTTCACCAAATCTATATTCAAGAGGTTTAGTAGAAACAGTTTGTCTAAAGAAATATCTTTTTACATCTACTGGTGTTGATGTTTGTTGGATTTGATCAGCATTAGTTTGTATAGCATTTGAATCAGAATCTAAATTAACACCTACAACAGGTATAAATCCTTGTTTATTAGCAGCTTGAATTGATGCTAGTGCTTCTGATTTTGTTGGTTTTGGATTTATAATTGGGGGTGCATTAAGTCCTGATTGAGCGCCTGCTAAAAAATTATATAAAAAACTATTAGGATTATTTATTGCTCTCATTTTAGTAATAGGTACTATTTCTAATTGTTTTGCATTTGGATCATAATCTTTTCCCGTATAAAATTTGTTACGTAATTTATAAAAATGGCCTATATAGAAATTAGTTGACTTTCTATAAACATACTCTTTACCTGCGGTATATCCCTTTATTATTAAATTTGATGGTACTTTCATATATTATCCGAATGGAAGTGTATTAGGATTAGAAATAGGTACTAGAGGTAATTTAGGAGGTGCTAATTGAAATTTTGATGCAGGTGATACTGGTGTTAAGAATAATGCTGCTTCTTGTTCTCTTCTTAATATTAAGCCTTTTAATACTCCACTTTGTTGACCTGTTCTAGGTCCGTTTTGTATTAGGGTAGCCACTTCTTCTAGCTTTCCTTGTTTTATAGCTGTTGCTATAGAAGAAGTTATTGACCCAACATTGTATGCAAAACTAATTAAAGCTGCTTTTTGGTTATCATTTAATTTATCAAAATTGCTTTGACCAATACCACTTATAACTCTTTTTTCGTAATCATTTTGTATTTGATATATTAATACTTGTTTAGCAGCTTCTGGGGTGGTTCTATCTCCTGCTCTAACATCACGTAGTTTACCATTATCAAATATTTTGTCAGTTCCATACCCTAAACGCTTCTTACCTTCATCATTTGTTGCAAATTCTGTAAATTGTTCTTTAGATGCTATAAAAGCAAAAGCTCTATTACGATAATCTCCTGATAGTTGTAAATTTTCAACTACAGTGTTTGCACTAGCTCCAATTGTTGTTACACCTGTAGTTGGGTTTAATGATATCAATTTATCAAATTCAATGTCACCTTTAGTATCATTAGCAATAATATTATAAGCATCTATTGTTGTAGTCCAATCACCACTACCTACTTTATGACTAATGCCAACTACTGTTTGTAATAATTTTCCACCAATAGAATCTTCTTTATACCCTTTAGGCAATAAATCACTTGGTATTTTAAATAAATGACCAATAACTAAACCACCGATACCATCCATTGTAATAGATGCTTTAATTGGTATAATAGCTCTATTTTTAGTATTTGATTTTGTTACACCTTGAAAATATCTAATAACATCTCTTAATGCACCTTTGTATTCTGATGTTGATGCTTGAGAAGTAGAAGATGTTGTTCCATCATTTTTTTCTGTTTGTTCTTGAACAGTATTGTTTTGTGGAAGAAAAAAATCTTTAAGTTTATCTAAACTAGTTTTTAAAAACTCTGTATTTTGAGTTATGTCATTAGTATTAAGAGAATATTCTCCTGGGGAGTATTTTCCTGTAATAATTCTATCAGTTAGATTATTATTAAAATCTAATAATGTATTGTTTTGAGAGGCTTGAGCACCACCACCACCTACTTGAGCACCTATAGCTACTAATGATGCTTGTTCTGGGAATATTTGTGATTGAATGTTATATGATCTTACAGTTCCTGATGTATTAGACATTTCTAGTTGAAATGTTGAATTATATGCTGTTTTTCTTTTGTTAGTGTCAACATAATTTACATCAATTATTCTAGCAACACTATCTACAGGGTCTACGTGTATATCAAAATTATTAACACCACCAATACACTCTTGTACTTCGTTTAGTAATGTTTTTAAATACTTGTATAATTTTAACTCACCATTTGTTTTAACACTATCATTTGTAGATAATCTATATAAAAAGTCTATATTAAGATATATGTTTCCTATAATACCAAATTCATCATCTATTTGAAATTTAGCTACTCCCTCTACTGCTCCAAGTTCTTTTAAGTACTTAGTTCCAAAATCTGAAGTATCTCCTTTAGCTAATTTATCAGCAACTGCTGTTTTTTCTACTTCTTCTTTAGCATTTTCTGCAATAAAAATTCCATTAAATAATGCATCCCAAGTAGGGTTACCTGAACCTAATTTACTTTCTCCATTTGATGGGACAAGATTATTTGTTAGTCTTTCTATATATGTTTGAGCAGCAATTTCACCTTTTCCTGGGTTTTTTTCTTTATAAACTTTAACAAATGATCTTAAAAATTCTTTAACATTATTTGTTGAATATCCTGATTTATTGTTAAATCCTATATATTCTAACAATTTTGTTCCTATAGGATCTTCATCACCTCCACCAATTTTTTCCAATTGATTGTATATATCTAATGCTTGAGAATCATATGTTGTTGGAGCCCCATTGTTAGCACCAGCATTTATATCTGATGTATCAATGCCCCCTGCCCAAATAGGGCTTGTGATTAAACATACTGTTGGGTCAATAGATACCTGTAGTTGGTGAGCTAAACATAATAAAGATTCTGATTTATTATCGTCGTATGAGTTAGAAGTGGTTGATAATGAAATAAAGGGTTTTTTACTTTTTTCATTTTTACCAGCTGCTAATAATACTCTCTCATTTAAAATTCGAATAAAAGATTCTAATGTAATGTATGCTTGTACATTTCCTTGAGCATCGATTCCTCCTGGGTCTGTGTTGCTAGGTCCATTAAAATATGTTACCATATTATAACCACTGCTGCTAGTTGAAATTATATCAAGACTGGTTTTAGCAAATGATTGGCAATGGTTATATAATTCATAACATAATCCTGCTAATATATTTTTAGAATAATATGCAGCAAATGGATCTTGTAAAAAAATATTATTAACTTTACTTTGGGATGATAAAGCTGGAGATAATGATGGGGGTGCAAGTCCTAGTAATCCTTTTGATAAAATTATATTATTAATATCTAATGGAGTCCAACCTACTTTTAGTGATTCCATTATCTCACCTATAGATATTAAGGTTGTAACACAAGTGTAACCACCATCCATTCTAGCAGTCCAACTATAGTTTTTTATGTATCCATAAAGTGCATCATAGTTACCTGAATGGTCTTTTGAGCGTTGAAATAAATCTAAAAGTATTTGATCTCTTTCTTTAGTACCATTTATTACATCATCATAAAAATTAATACTACTAGCCAATTCACCATCATTATTTAAATAAGGTGTCCATCCCCACTCTATCAGTGCAGTATATCCTGGACGCATGTACAATAATTCTAAGTCTTCTAATTGTTGAAGATTATGACATTCAAATTGTATTGTTACTTCTCTTAATGAGCCGTATGCTGATTTAGATTTTATGTCTATTGCTGTAATACCAGGGATTGGTTTAATACCTGCAGTACCTGCTTTAGCATTTGTGTTATATGATCTTAATGATGGAGCAAAGTTGCTATATACTTTATCGGCACCACCTACACCAGATCTTAACTTGTTATTCAGTAATACACCACCTTGTAAAATATAATTTTTAGCTAGTGCACTTGTACCATTTACATTAACACCAGAGGTCATTCTAACCCATGAATTACGAGAATTCAATTGAATTATTGCTTTAGGCGATCTGCTTTTTAAAGCATCTTGCCTAGTCTTTAATTGTTTTCTGACTGTTTCAGTAAAAGTATTTCTAAATATTGACATAACATTATCGAGTTGTATTGTATTGGTTATACAATGACAAAACCGCATTTATATTTGTTGGTATACGTAATTGTGTACCTGGTTCTGGGAATAATGATCCTCTAGTAACATTGTTGTTAGCCATAGAAATTACCCACCATAAAGTACTATCACGATAATAAGAATAAGCCAGATTATCAAGTCTATCTCCTATAGTTGTAATAACATAATCGTCTGTTTCAGACAATGGCACATTAGGATAAAATTTCTGTTTCCAGTATCTTTTACCTTGTGATGTTGTTTCTATAGTTGCATTATCGTATCGATTCATAAATTATTTATTAATTCCTATTTAAAGGATTTATTAGATCTCTTAATAATGTGGGATCAATAGGGTTAGGAGTAGTATTGTTTGAATTAGGAGTAGTATTGTTTGGATTAGGATTAGTAGATGCTAAAACTGTTTTATAATTTGGATTTAAGAAGGATGGGTTGGTATCTCTTAATTGTTTAAAAAACCCTTCATTCTTTTTATATTGTGGTAGATTTTTATAGATAATTGTTAAACTAATGTTTACTTTAAGATACATTGCTAATTTTTCATCTATATCCCAAGATGAATCATCAGGTATATCATAAGATATACTATTTAAAATAGCATATTCGTTGTCTAAATACTTACCTATTTTAACTTTTAATAAAACACCACTTAATAGTTGATTATTATCATTATAAGCACCAGCAGTTGTAGCTGCTAATTGTCCTAAAGCTCTATGTTTTTCAAGTAGTTGTTCTTTGTTAAAGCAAGGTATATCTAAAGTAAAACTTACACTACTTTTAAATTTACCATAAGTATAGAAACTTTCAGAACGACCTACATAATTGTATTCACTCCAAGTAGCATCAAAGTTATTTTTAAATCCTTTCAGGTATGCTGAAAATTTGATTAGATCTTCAACTTGATTAAAAGGATTAATAACATAAAAATCTGCTGTTAAAATATCAGCATCTGCTCTTTCAAACTGTGTTGTATTACTATATATTGCTATACTATTACTATTAAATACTTTTTTCTTACCATAGTAAGCATAGTTAGTAGATTTTAATTCTTTTTGATCATGTTCTATAGAAACTACAGAAGCATTTGTTCTTAATTTCTCAACTGCACTTTTTATATCACTATAAAGTCTAGCTGTTGGTGATGTTGAACTTCTATAAGGATTAGCTCCTGCTGGTATATTAGAAGTGTAAGGAATAGCTGTTTGAACTGAAGGGGCATCTACTCTTATTTTATCAATTGGTCGTGGTAATCCTACAAACAAAGATATTGCTTGTGTAATTGCAGGATCAGGAGCGCTACTATATAATCTAGATAATGTTTGAATACGGCTAGTATCAACAGAATCTATAGGACTGTACTTATTAGTACCTCCATTAGTAATATCAAATCTTCTAATTAATGTTCTTCCTCTTCCATAAACTGAACCTGGACCTCCTTGATAATTATCAATTGTTAATTCAGGTGCTTGTAACCCAACTGTACTAATTCTAGTTCCAAGAAGTGCATTAATATTTCCTACAACAAAATTAACACTATTTAAAAATCTATTTGAAAGAATATTATCTAATGAGTTTTCTTTTAATAGTTTATTTTTTAATCCTACTAATCTATTATTACCATTTTCATTATTGAATTTAGCAACAGCTAAATATTTTGAATTATCATCTTGAACAAGTGATAAACCATGTCTATTAAAATGTTGACCAAAAGCATTAACTCCTATTTGAGCTAAAGTGTTAAAACCATTATTATACAAACGAGTAGGACCAGGTACAAGTTCATTAACAATGTTAAATGTACTTGCTGCTAATGATAATGCTCCACCTACTAATCCTTCTCCACCTGATGGATATTTTTTAACTTCAAGTTTTGGATTACTGAATTGTAATCCTATTTGACGTTGTATAAATAAAGGTCCTTTTGGTTTATCTTTAAGAAATCTACTAATTCTTTCTTTATCAATAATAGAAGCTCTATCAGCTGTGGTAGCACCACCTCTAATAAAACCATCATCTACAGAACGAGCAAACGGAGATCTATTAGGTATTGCTGTAACAATGTATGGTTGTCCACTGTTAGAGCTTCCTGGTCGATCTTCTCCATATTTGATTTTCTTTTGTGTAAAGTTACCCGTACCCCCACTATTATTTCCATTATAATAGAAAAAATTAGGGTCGTTATTTAATAACTTTATTAATTTTGATTCAGACATTTATTAGCTCTTCGGCTTGTTGTTAATGTATGACTGTTTAGGAGTATATTTACCCTTAATATCATCTAATTTAGATGGTTTTGGTTTCATACCTTCACCACTAATTGTACGCCATTTAACATCAGGTGTACCTGTTGTTGAATAACTTAAATGTAATGATCCTGGAGGTATTGGGTCAACTCCAAAAGTTTGAGGCTGTTTGTTTTTTAAACTTAAAGCCATTTTTGTAATGTTTTGTAAAAGTGACATCGCTATATTGTTTTGATATAAATATTTAAAATTACGCCATTTGATAACCTGTATTCATAACTTGTGACGTGCCTGTTTCCATTTGTCTGCCAACAACGGTACCTAATACTCTACCATCTACATTTAATGCAAATTGTGGTGTTGGGTTAGGTCTATTAACTAAACCGCTTACTGTGTTGCTAAGTGTAGCTATAGCGTCTGTGATTGCTGATGTATTGAATGATGGTTGTGTTGGTCTATTAATAGAATCTCTGTTAATATTAGGTGATACTACAACGCCATCACCTGTTGTTGTTACTGCTGTTGATCCATAAGCATCAGTGATTGTAAAAGGACCTTTATTTGAAGGAGCCATACCATCTTCTACTTGTTGAACATTTGTAGCAGCCATAATAGCTCCTGTTAACACACCTAATATACCTAAACCTGCTAAACCACCGGTTACCATAGCTAATGGACTAGAGAATGCTGCTTTAGCAGCAGATGCTATAGCTGATCCTATTTCTAGTGATTTAAACACTCTTGCTACTTTAATTAATTGACCAAATCCTAAAACTAATTTAACAATACTTCCTGCTAATGCTACTCCTAAAATACCATAAACGGCATACGAATTACTTAATAATTTAGCCATAAAATTAACTATATCTCCTAAAGGACCATCAACTATACCTGCTAATGTAGATTTAAGTCTATCAAAGGCAGCATCTATTTTTTCAGCGGCGGCTTGTTGTTGAAGATTTTTCATTAGTGAATCTTCCTCAGATATACCTCTTTTTCTAGCTATTTCTAACTGTTCTTGAGCTGATTTTTTAGATACATCTCCTAATTTATTGAACGTTTCTTGTTTAATTAGCATATCTGCTACTTCATCTCTACTTAAACCAAAAGCTTCAGCTAATGATTTTTGAGCTAAAACATTCATTTCCTGAAATTCGCCTAATGAGCCTACTTGATCTGCTAATTCAGCCGTTAATGTAGCTTGATCACCAGTTAAAGCAGCATAACGAGCTTTTTCTACATTTATTTGTTTACCAGTTAGTAATTCTGCTTTTAATTCGTTTTCAATTGATGATTCAAAATTAAGTAATGATTCACCAACTTTTTCTACTTGTTCTAAATTAGTACCTAATGCTTTAGCTTGTACTACTGCTTTAGCTAATGCTTCTGGATTTTGTTGAAATTTAGATGTTATACCTGCACTTAGTTTTCCAATTTCTTGAAATACTTGTCTTTGATTAATCTGAACACCAAATTGTTTTTGAGCTGCTATGATACCACCAGCAATAGATTTATTAGTATCTTCTAAACTTGTGTTTGTTAATAAACCTAATTTATATATTTTAGTAGCTTCTTCTGCTGATAGACCCATTTGATTGGTCATTGCAGCAAACTCTCTTGTTGTATCTTTTCCTAAATCTACTGATAGTCCTAATTGGGCATTTGATTCAGCAATAGCTTTAGTTATTTGTGCGGCCGTATAAAAATTATCACTAAAAGCTCTTCCTGCAAAGTTAGCTTGACTAGTCATCTCTGTAATTTGAGATGTAGTCATTCCTAAACTACGAGCTGTTTCTACAAAGATTTTATTATATTCTAAGAATATGTTAAATACTTTTTTTATATCATTAAAACTAGATTTAACTAGTTTTAGTCCTATAGCAAATTGAACAAGAGGATCATTTAAAGCTCTTGTTAAATTAGTTTTAATTTCTTTTCCAAGAGTTTCAAATGCATTTTCTCCATTTCTAGTAGCTTCTTCTAACTTTTTATCTAAATCAGAAAAATAGCTATTATCAATTCCAAACTTACTAAGGGTACTTACTAAACCTTTTGCAGCTACTCCAACTAAACCTAATTGTTCTTGAACTCTTTCTTCTTCTTTTAATCTTGCTGTAGTTAAATTTAGTAATTTTTGTAGGTAATTACTTTCTTCTTCTCTAAAATTATTATTTTCATCAAATATTCCTTGTAATTCTTTATATTGAGCTATTTCTTCAAGAGTATCCTTAAGTCCTTCTCTTTTAGCAATTTTTTCAATTTCATTTAAATTAGCATTTTTATAAGTATAATCTAAAGATTCTTTACTAGCTTTTAAATTAGAAATTTCTATTCGAGCTTTTTTCTGAAGATTTTCTAGATCTTTTTTATTTAATCTATTAATATCTTCAGTATCATATTTTAATTTATCTGATAACCCACCTAATGTTTTAAAGCTTTTGTTAATATTAGAAGACGTACTACTAAAGCCTCTTAAATCATCTATAACATTTTTGAATGTAGAACTTAAATCACTAAATTCACGATTAATTTCATCAACTTCTTTTTTCCATGCTTTTAGCAATTCTTTAACAGCTTCAGCATCATTTTTTAGGTTACTAAAGTTAACAGATTTACCTAACTTTGAAGCAAGGCGTTCTAATTCTTTAAAATCTTCTTGTAATTGTTTTGCATCGTCAGCCATAATATATTATTGTTGCTCCGTATAAATATAAAAGCGCCCTATTTCTTGGGCGCTTTATTAGTTGTGTATGTTGGTTGTTTTGGAGCGATGGCTGGTCGTGATACATCTTTACTACTTTTATTTTGCATTAAGTTTTCAGCTTTATTAGCTTCTTCTGTTTGCTTATCGTAGTGCTCCTTTAATGTTTCAAAGGTGAATCTACGCAACCATATTGGCATGTTGTATATAGTATTCCAATCGTACCCACCATTCCCATTAAATACTATCTCGTGAATAGTTTTAAATAAAATTAATCTATACTCCTGCGTCAGGCCAAAAAAAGTTAAGTGATACTGGGATATCTATGCCCTCCCCAACATAGTCTTCATCTTGTGGAATAAACTTCATGTTAATATCTGGAGATAAGGTAGCATAATATTTGCGTAATGCTCTAGCATCTGGTGCTAATAACGCATTATCAACAAAATCACGAACTGATTTAATATCACGATCTCCATTAATTGAAGTAATCATGTATTTTAATCTTGTTGTTAAATCGGTTGAACTGTTTGGATTAATTTTTTGTAAACCTTTAATTTCAGCCTCAATCTTTTGTTCATCACCGTGTGTTAACAATTTGAATGTTATTACATTACCCGAATTTGGTAATGAGAATGAAAATTCATTTTCACCGGCTTTAAATAAAGAAAAATCAACTTGTTTTTCGCTTAATTGTGTTAGATCAACTACAACTTCTTTGCCACCATAAGTAATAGTATAATCTTTACCATAACCTAAGATACGAGCAGCAATCAATAAAGCGTTTTTATCGCCTACTAACAGCTCATTATAATCGATATCTGTTACGATTAATTCTTTTAATAACTTATCTAATACAGTACCTTGACGAATGTAGTTAGCGTTTGTAAGAATATCTTCATGTCTAGCTGTCATGTAGCGCATTTCGATTTCACCTTTAGATAATGGTGATTCTTTTGGATACAATAAACCTTTGGATGGTAATGTAACTTGTTCGGTTGGAATTTTAAATTCTGCCATATAACGTTTTTATTTGTGTATATATAAATATACAACAAAGAAAGGCATCTGCCAAAGCAGACGCCTTCTTTATAAAGAATATTAAAATATCTTAGAAATTCAATACGCAATAATCCATAGCGATTGAAACACTCAAGTTGATTGCTGCATCGTTAGCCCAATCGTATTCACCGAATGTAGCTGTCTTTACATAAGCACCTTTTACGATCCACTCACCTACGATATCGCCTACTGGGCCTAAAATATCTAAAGTTAAGTCTTTTTTATAGAAATCAGAATAACCATCACGACCAGTTACTGATTCGTGTGCTAAACGAGCCCATTCCATTACTGCTTGCGCACCAGATGGAGTTACAGGATCGTATAATCCTAAAGTCATGTCATTCCAACGAACTTTACCTTTTACTTTACGGTAAACGTTGATATGATCTAATATGATTTCTCCTGCTTCAAATCCAGGTGCTGTTGCACTCTTGATTAAGTATGCTGGGATACCATCTATGTACATAATGAAACGATTCTGAACTTTTGGTTCAAAAGCGGTGAACATTATTTCGTTAGCGTCTAATACTGCCATTTTATGTTAAATTTAATTGCTATTAATAAATATTAGGAACCACATCCCCTTATGCAGGGAATGTAGCGCCGGTTGGTAATACGTTAAAGTTCAAGATAATAAATTCAGCAGTTTTAGTTGGTTGAATGTATATTTGACCTACTAATTGGTTTCTATCGATTACATCTGGAGTATTGTTCGTATCGTCCATTACTACTTTGTAAGCGTATAAACCTTGTCTTTGTACTACTGATTCTAAGTAAGGGTTAACTTGAGCTAAGAATCTATTTCTAGTAGCGTTTGTATTTTGTTCGAATACTAAATTGTTACCTACTTGACCGATAAAGTCTTTCAATGCGATCAATAAACGACGAACGTTTACTCTATCTAATGATGTAGCTCTACGTTGTAATGTCTTTTGACCAAATACTACAACACCTTCTCCAGGGAATGTAGCTAATGGGTTAACATTTGCACTGTACAATGTATCACGATCTGCTTGAGATAATTTTCTTTCAGCTCTTAATACTGATGGAACACCACCGCGGTTTAAACCTGCTGGAGCGAACCATTCAGCACCTACTTGGTCGTTAAATGCTAAAACACCACCCATTACTGTTGTTGGAGTAGCCCATACATTCTTACCTAAGTTAGAATTGAATAATTGGATCCAAGGATAGTAAGTAGCAGAGTAGTTGCTAGATTGACCAGCAGCTGTATTTGTAGCAGCTGTAATTGAAGTACCATAGATACCTGTTGAAATAGGAGCAAATGCATCACCTCTACCTTCTACAGTTGAAATAACTGTTGTAGCGGCAGCACAATCTAAACCTACAGCTGGAGCTAATAATACGTTAAATTGATATTCGTCTTTGTTTGTTAATAAAGCTAATGCTGTGTTATAATCAGCTACTGCAAATCCTTCTAAGTTTGTAGATGTAATGTTTTCATTCATCTTTTGTTCTACGTTTGTTGCAGCAACACCACCATTAAATGATCCACCAAAAGAACCACTACCTAATGTTGGTAAACCTAAAATATAAGATGTTTTAAAGTTACCATTATTATCGATAGAATCTACTTGTGGAGCCGTTATTGATGCAACACGAATGTATTGAGAAGCGTTTGTGAATGAACCATTAATTGCAATATATGGATTACCATCACTATCAACTGTGTAAACTGGTTTTGTATCACCAATAACACGAGAAATATAGTTAGGTAAAGCTGGGTCTAATGATAAATTAGGCCAAGTTTCGATATAGTTTGGATTAGTTGTGTTATCATCACCTCTGCGAACTGCTAAAGTAAATACACCACTACCAGTGTTTACATTTGTAACTTCCCAACGTACGTTTACTGCACTACCACTTGCTAAAGCACCAGATGACAAACTAGATGTGTTGTTCATTTGATTGCCCCAAGCTATTGTTTCAAGTGTAAACGCTGCAGTAGAACCTGTATAAAGGCTACTACTAAGGTTAAGTACAGTAGCGCTAGCATAAGTGCTAACGTTAGCTGAACCACTAATAACACGAGTTACTAATAATGTTTGGCCACCGTTTTGGAAGAATTCACGAGCAGCAATTGAAGTTAAATACTCGTAATAGTAACTACCACTTTTAAAGGTAGTACCGAATTTTGATTGGAATTCAGAGAATGAAGTTACATAAGTTGGTACTAAAGGTTGACCTGACACTGTAGGACCTACAACGGCCGTAGCAGTACCTTGAATACCTCTTTCTACTAAACTTTGATCTGATTCATTCTGGAATACACCAGGAGAAATGATTTTTTCGCTCATTTTTATATTATTTTTGGAATTTTATTAGGATTGACCTAATAATAAATATCCAAAAACCATCATAAACCGCGAACACCTCACTAAGCAGGTGTTATTTCTCCACTTTCAGGATCAATTGAACCTGTACCATACTTTGTTTGTAGTGTAGCGACTAGTGCCGTTTCTTTCTGTTCAATTGTGTCTAAATCATTAACCAGCATTGTTTTATCTTCGCGCAATTTTTTAATTTGCTTTTCTAATGTTAAAATTTGTGTTTCAGCAACACCAATTTCAAACACAGTTTGATTGTACTTTGACTGTAATTCTTTAACAGATTGTAATTCTTCAGGAGTTAATTGTGACATAACGTTTATTTTTATTTTACCCATTTATTGCCAGGACAGGCTTCAGGTCCACGAGGACTAAATACTTTACGATTTAACGGACATCCACATAAACCACAAGCATCAACATTAAATACTTTATTAAAAGTTCTATGCTCGCAAGTGTCGCAAACGGATGTACGCTGTTCAGCTAATAGCTTTTGTTCAGGAGTGGGATTAGCCGCAGCTACCCACGCCTGAAATATTTCACTAAGCTTGTTCATCAGCTACAACCAATTTAAAGAATGTAGGGTAGTTGCTATCTGACTCGATGCTATCTAAAGCACTAAGTTTAACAGCTTTATACTCTAATTCTTTTTCTTCTTGTAACAATGTGTTGAATTCTGTTTGGAACTCAATGAACTTTGGATTGTTTTTACCATCTACAATGTTACCTTCTTCATCTTTAACGATGTCGATGTACATTGG